GCTGCCCTTGCAACGAGACATCTTATGGCCACCACCCCTCCAACCCCGGGTGCGTGGTCAGCCCTAATGCCCACGGCCAAACTCGCTCTAGGTTGGTTAACGCAGTACAAACCAATGAGTGAGGAGGCTTTCCTTGACCGCATCACCCCGGCTGGCAAGAGGGCAAAGATGGCACGGGCACTTCAGAAGAATCGCACACATGGCCTGCCCAAACGAACTTATTACAACGCGTTCGTAAAGCAGGAACTTACCAACAAACCCGTGCGCGACATGCTCAATGGAAACCCGCGATTGATTCAAGCGCCAGACGACCGAACCAAAGTGGCGCTCGGCTTACATACAGTCCCGATGTCGAAAGCCCTCGCTCAGGCTTGGGCCATTGGCAACGATCTGTGTTACGCCAGCGGGTGTACCCCGATGGATTTGGGAATGTGGTTTGCACTCACGTTGGATGAATTGGGTGCAGACTGCCACTTCCTTGAGACGGATTTCCATCGGTGGGACGCACATTTGAGCCAGGAGGCCAACGACTTTGAAGCTGACATCTACGAGCAATTCTTCCACTGCCCAAAGCAGGTGGTTGATCTATTCCGCCGTCAGCGTGCTAGTCGTGGAGTTACGGCTCATAACATCAAGTACGAGGTGAATGGAACGAGGAAGTCTGGCGATCCCAACACTTCCATGGGCAACAGCTTGTTGAACGGCATTGCCCATTACGCTATTTTAGCAGAGCTATATGGGCGAGGCAACTTCCGCCTCATCGTCCTGGGGGACGACATGCTCTGCGGGATCCGCTGGACGACCTATATTTCCAGCCCCCTCAGCTCCTACCGCCGGTACCATGAGTGGTTCGAGGCTTTGGGACTCATTGCTGAGAGTACAATCCAGAACAAGCACACGGCTTCCTTCTGCTCTCAGTATTTTTACCGAGTCCATCTCTCGGACAGGATGATGGAGAGTTTCCTGTCACGTCACCCAGGGGCCTACTGGGCCCTCAGCCTCGACCACTACGTTCTTGCTCCCAAACCGGGGCGTTTCCTATCAAAGTATGGATACGCCATCGGACACCCCACCAAGATGGATGAAGCCAGGCTAAGAGGTGTCACCTTGTCACTCCTGCCTCATGCCATGGCTGTGCCCTTCATCCGTCCCTACTTACGGATGGGACTAGGTACTGGCGCTGCTGTTGATCCCGGCTGGAAGAACACTGATATCGAGGGAGAGTGGGAGGCCCTCCCTAACGACGTTATCCCGCACCCGGAAGAGGACATTGCAAACGCGTACCGTTACGATGTGATGTTCCGTGCGGATTCCTACAGCGACGTGATGTCAGATTCAGCGAGACAGAGGGACGCTTATGTCGCTATGCTACTCAGGTGTGAGTCGCATACCGGCATGACGTTCTAGTACGTGATGACGGCGGCCCACCAGCCGTATAAATGGTGGGGGTGGTCTCCCGGTGAAAAACAACCAGCTTCAAGCTATTCTCTTCACCGAAGAAAGCACGTGAATGTCATGCCAGGAAGGGCAGCATACCACCGCAAGAAAACCGTGGCCAAGGGGCAGAGTCGTACCCCGGGCAAAGGCCAAGCTGCGGGTCGTCGTCCCGCCACGCTCGTTAACACTCGACGAGGTGGCCAAAACCGACTTAGCAGTAATTCCTTTGGCGCCCAAATCAACCGCGTCACTGGATCCGTCCTTGCACACAACGTTACGGCTGCAGAAAATGTTCAAACCTTCGATCTCTCGTCAGTCGGCTTCAAAGGCACGAGGCTCGCTGACTTCTTCGACAGGTACGAGCAGTGGTTCGTCTACCGCATCGAAGCGCATTACGAACCGACTGTAGCTGTCACACAGGGCGGCATGATTCATCTGATGCCCGAGTACGACCCTTCTGACTGGACACCCTCTCCCGATGACGCTGCACAGCACATTGCTGACAGCCAGGGTGGGGTGCGGGGACCGATATCCCAGAAACTCCATGTCATGATGCCGAACATGCGCATAGCGCAAACTGCTTGGCGTCGCCCACCCCTGTACTGTGGTCCGTGGCCTAACTCACGCCACTGTTCCTACGGCAAGATCCTCATCTTTGTCGACGGAACGGGGCTTGATGTCAGCACCAAGGTCGGCAC